ACCGCCAGGGCGCGTACCGGGTTCGTCCCCTCGCCGCAATAAACACTTTATCCCTTTAATTCTTTATCCCTTAGAGAGTTAGCTAAATAAAAGCCCCGGTAGGGGCTTTTTAGTTTCACTTTTTTGAGCTAAAATTGTGTTAATTGCTTTACAGTTATTAACTTTGCGCCCTCTAATACATACATTAAAATATTAAAAAATTAACATGGCACTTACACAAGACCTTCCTATATCAAATTCGATGTATAAGCTTCTGAACCTTATCATTGATGCCCGGCAACAATTCCCCAAGGCGTTCCGGTATGAATTTGGTACGGAGTTGATGATGCTTGCCGTTCATTGTTGCGAATATATCCGTTATGCAAATACAGATATGAACCTTGAGCATCGTGCAGATTATCTGATGAAGTTTTTGTGTGAGTTTGATGCATTGAAATTACTGCTAAGAGTGTGTGAAGAACGACATTTGACCAGCCTGACTCAAACTGCCGAAATCTGTCTGCTTGCAGAGAGCATCGGTAAGCAAAGTACCGGTTGGTACAAAAAAACGGTTGCAGATCTCCAACGGCAAAAAGCTAACGGATCGCAACAAGTCGCAAAGCCGGAGCTGTAATCTTTACGGAGATTATGGGTGAGCAATTAGAATTATTTATTGGGCATCCCCCCGGTGATGAGCCGGGAAAGACTAAGATAGCGGATGCAACGGCTTCCAGCAGTTGGAACGTGAACTTCAACAACGGCAACGTCAACACGAACAACCGCCAGAACGCGAACCGGGTTCGTCCCCTCGCCGCAACAGGTAATATAATCTATGACATACTTCTTAGCAGTATTTTCGAAGCATCCGAAGATTGTGCCAGGCAGAAAAGAACGAGTACGGATTGTGTTGAGTTTTATAATGATTATCAGTCTGCATTGGTGCGGCTATGGTATTCTATTATTTACGGTGAATATGTACCGGACTTTTCAAAAGTATTCATACGGACTTACCCGGTATATCGGGAGGTTTTTGCCGCCGCTTTCATTGATCGTGTTGTCCATCACTGGATCGCTCTTCGTATCGAGCCGATTTTAGAGGAACGTTTTCGGGAACAAGGAAACGTCTCCAAGAACTGCCGGAAAGGTGAGGGATGTCTGTCTGCCGTGCACTATCTGAATAACATGATAGTCGAGGTCAGTGAGAATTATACTGCTGATGCATCTATTTTCAAAGATGACCTGTTCAGTTTCTTCATGTCTATCTCAAAATCGTTGGTATGGGAAATGGTGAACATATTCGTAAGGGACAATTATAAAGGCGATGATATTGAATGTTTGCTTTATCTTTTAGCCGTTACTATCTTTCATTGTCCACAAAATAAGTGTATCAGACGTTCTCCCGTCTCCATGTGGGACAAACTTCCCAGTAATAAAAGTCTGTTTCATAATGACCCTGACAGGGGAGTGGCTATCGGGAACTTGCCGTCGCAACTCATAGCTAACTTCTTGGCGTCTGTTTTCGATTATTATGTAATGGTGATATTAGGATTCAGGCATTATGTACGCTTTGTTGATGACTTTTGTATCGTGGTGAAATCTCCGGAAGAGATATTGTCCAAAGTCCATCTTCTTGATGGCTTCCTGAAAGAACAACTCCTTTTACAGTTGCATCCCCGCAAACTTTATCTTCAGCATTATAAAAAAGGAGTCTTGTTTGTTGGGGCGTTCATTTTGCCGGGTAGAATTTATATATCTAACAGGGTGGTTGGTAACACATATAATGCTGTCAGGAAATTTAATAAAATAGCTGAAAATGGATTTGCAGAAGCGTATGTTGAGAAGTTTGTGAGTACAATGAACTCTTATTATGGGCTGATGAAACACTTTGCAACGTACAATATCCGCCGTAAAATTGCAGCGATGTTACTTCCTGAATGGTGGGAATATGTTTATATCGAAGGACATTTTGAAAAGTTTGTATTGAAGAATAAATATAACCATAGAAAACAACTAATTAAACATATCAAAAAACATGGATCAAAAAAATATCTTACCGCGTGGGATTGCTAAGCCTATCGAGCAACAGCCGGACGGAACCTGGATTGTACGTCACCACTTCCGGGTGGTTGGTACCAGTGAGAATGGTGAAGAACTGGTAACTTTTGCCAGTTCGGAATATCCCGAGAAACCTACCTTGCAACAGATTCAAAGAAGTATTGACCGTTATCGGGTGTGTCTTACAATGTATGGAGATACAATTTCAGACGAAATAGAAAAGGTTGATCTTTCCGTGTATATGTTTACGGATTAATAGTTCAATCTGTTGGTTGTTTAGGGGTGCTTATCAAGCATCCCTTTTTTATTTATGGAAAAAGTGAAAATTATAATGTCTTGTTTTATAGATATTTATCATAGAATTGATTTCCAAGATTTTCCATTTTTGTAAAACTCGTTATTATACTCAATACATTTGTTCCATACAGAATATTTTATTAATAATTAAACGCTATGAGTATGGGTATAAAAGTATTGTATGATTGGCTTTTGCAATCTAACCGACCGGCACACGTCAAAGCCGGGATGTTCGTCTTTGTTGTAATGCTTGTTTTCTGTTTCCTTCTATTAGACATTGATTTCTGTAAATCTGCTATTGTTTCTTTAACGACAACCGCCATTGCCGCAATAGTGGTTGAGTACATTCAGAAAAAGTGCGGGTTCATCTTTGATTGGCTTGACGCATTAGCTACTGTTTTGCTTCCTGGGCTGATTACTGTGTTTTCAATATTGGTAGTAACTTTATGATTAATATTATGAGATGGTTATATGAGTTATTTAATGTAGACCAGATACGAATTATTTTCGTTTCGATGTTCAGTTCTCTTCTTGCTTATTTAACGCCGACTAAAGGTTTTCTTATAGCATTAGTTGTAATGTTTGGATTTAATATTTGGTGCGGAATGAGGGCTGATGGTGTTTCAATTATACGTTGTAAAAACTTTAAGTGGGATAAGTTTAAAAATGCCTTGGTCGAACTTCTCCTCTATCTTATAATCATTGAAGTAGTCTTCTCCTTTATGAGCTTGATAGGAGATGGTGAGAACTCATTGTTAGTTATTAAGACTATTACGTATGTATTTTCTTATGTATATCTTCAGAACGCATTTAAGAATCTGATTATTGCTTATCCTAGAAACAAAGGGTTTCGTATAATTTACCATGTAATACGTTTTGAATTTAAGCGGGCTACGCCTACACATGTACAAGGAATTATTGATAGAATCGAAAACGAACTAGATAAAGAGGAAAGATATGAAAATATTGATTGATAACGGTCACGGTAGTAATACTCCGGGTAAGTGTTCTCCAGATGGCAGGTTAAGGGAATACTCCTATACCCGTGAAATTGCTGGGCGTGTAGTATTTGAATTGCGTAAATTAGGTATTGATGCGGAACTGGTCGTGAAAGAGGAAATAGATGTTCCTTTGTCAGAACGTTGTAGGCGAGTGAATGAATATAAAACTTCTGAAGCAATTCTTATTTCTATCCATTGCAATGCAGCCGGTAATGGTTCAAATTGGATGCAAGCACGTGGTTGGGAAGCATGGACCAGTGTGGGACAGACAAAAGCCGATAAGCTGGCTGACTGTCTGTATGCTACTGCTGAAGAATGTTTGTTTGGAATGAAAATACGGAAGGATATGGCAGACGGTGATCCAGATAAGGAGAGTAGTTTTTATATCTTGAAACATACGAAGTGTCCGGCTGTTCTGACGGAGAATCTGTTTCAGGATAACAAAGAAGATGTGGATTTCCTGCTGTCAGAGGAGGGGAAACGGACTATTGTTTCTCTTCATGTGAAAGGCATTTGTAAATATCTAGGCATATGAAGTCTCTTCCGTGGATATTAGTCTGTCTATTGTTTGGCGTGATCGTGTGGATGCAGTGTAATCCGCACGAGCCTATCCCGGCAGAAATCAAGACCGAGACGAAGATAAAGACGGTTATCAAGGTTTGCTCCTTAACCATATCTCCGCCTATGGCTCCCTTGCTCTTCATTCAACTAAAAGACACCATGCACATAGGTGATACGGTAGTCGGGCGTGAACAGGCTTATTATGAGGATAGCCTTTACCGTGCATGGGTGTCTGGCTACCGTCCGAGACTGGATAGCTTGCAGATATTCCCAAGAACCGTTTATCAGAATGTGACGAATGATATTTATCATACTGTTACTTCGAAGAAGAAACGATGGGGATTAGGTTTACAGGCAGGATATAGTTATCCGGGCGGTTGGTATGTTGGGGTGGGAATAAGCTGTAATTTGATTATGTGGTAATGAAAAAGGAAATACAATACACTAGTATTCGTAGATTACTTCTCCATTATTTTTTTTACTGCTAAATTCTTTTTGGATATTTCACATATTATTTATAATTTCGTATTTACATTTTAATCTAATCTTATGATGTAACTTATATAAATTATATTGAAGGTATGAAATATATATGTTTATTTCTTTTTGCGTGTATTTCAATAATATCCAAAGCACAAACTTTAATTCTATCAGAAAATGATTCTACGGTTATGACAGAATATAATGATGGGAATCTTTGGGCATATAGAAATGCGAATGGTTTTATCGTTGGCCTTACGACTTATGAAACGAAGGATGATTATGGAAAATATTATCGGATTGATGTTTTCATCAAGAATCAGTGTGATTCGTCGGTCATATTTACGCCGGACGATGTTACTTCTCATTTGCTGACTAATAGAGGAGATAATTATCAATTAATGGTATACACAAATGAAGCTTTTCAGAAAAAGATAAGAAAGTCTCAAAACTGGGCTATGGCCTTATATGGCTTTTCTTCTGGGCTTAGTGCAGGAAGTGCCGGATATTCTACATCTTATTCCACATCGTATTCGTCAAATGGTACCGCTTATACAACAGTGACCAACCATTATGATGCAAATGCGGCTTTTCAAGCTAATATGGCATCATCTTATCAACTACAAACATTGGGTAAAATGATGGATAATGATAGGGAAATAAAAAGGCAAGGATATCTAAAGAAGACAACAGTACATCCCAATGAGGGTATAATAGGATATATGAACATTAAAAGAAAAAAGGGAAAGATTCTAACTATAAATATACCTATCAATGGTTATGTTTATTCTTTTGATTGGGATGTAAGTAAATAATTGGATTGAAGGTAAATGAAAGGCAGCTTATTAGGCTGCCTTTTTTGTAATCCTTCCTATCAACAACACACGAATCAACAAACTCTCAAGAAGGGTTACATAAGATAGTACTAATATATAAATGAAAAGTTCGATCGTGGATATAAAAAAAGTGAGGGGAACCACCCCCTCACCAAAGTCAAACCAAAATAATCCGAATTATGTCCGTATTATCTTGATGTTGCAAAGATACAATTATTTTTCGATTAGACAATAAAAATCCCTGCATCGGCTCAATGCAGGGATGGTGTCAAATAAGAGCTTAACTGATTTTTAATGATGTCTGATGAATCATTTCGCTAACATCGTTCAAAGCGTTCAGGAACGTTTTGAGTTCATTGTCAGTAAAGCGAGCCTTTTTCCCGTTGACTATATTCCCGTTAATACGCTGATATAGCCAGTTTCTACTTTTACCAAAATATTTCTTTGCAATATAACTGAATGAGATTGCTTCGGGCAATTCTCCAAGTTTATCACGTAATATGGCTTCTTCCGCTCTTTCTATATAATCATTGCAGGCATTTACCGTTGCTTTTAGCCCAGCTTCAGATGCTTTTTTGTAGGCTTCCTTTTGGGCTTCCGGTAGTTTATTATATTTATCCTGCATTTCCTTTTTGAAAGCTTCTTTTTCTTCTGTGGTTTTTAGTTCTTTGAATCTTTCAAAGTCAGCCTGCATTTCTTTTGTTGGCAGGCAATCATTCCAATCTATCATAGCTTTTAATGTTTGTCCCTCCCCGAAGGGAGGGATGTTAATTACAACTTTTTTAATTTCTCTTGGATTTCGTTCATCCGATCGAGTATGTCATTTATAAGCGCTTCTCGTTCTTTGGCATTTTCAGGAACCCCATAGGCCTCGTGAAATGAAGCGAGAAGTTTTAAATTCTCATACTCTTGTTCTAATTCTTTTTTTTCTTCATCTTTCATCAGTTAAACATTAAAATTAAGAACTCTTATTTGACACTACAAAGATAATAAGCATTTGGTTATTATGCAAATTCTTAGTGATTTATTTTATATGTGATTATTCATTTTTCAAGTTGTCAAGTATTTCCCTGATTGCTTTATCAGCGTGTTTTCTCATTATTGTGACATAGTTGAAGATTGGTCTATCTTCTTTCATTGACTGCCCGATACAGTATTCCAGTGTACTAAGAGGAATTCCCAGGTCATATCCATGTTGGACGAAAGATTTGCGGGCTGAATATAGGGTGAATTTATGCCTGATTCCTGCCACCTTGCCTAATTGACTGATTTTCCTAGCCAGCAGGTTATAGCAGGAGGTATAGTTCTTGTATTTCCCGAATATAATTTTCCCTGTATTCTTTTTCATATACTTTTTTATAATGGGCTTTGCTTCTTCGGGAATGGAAAAGGAAATCAGGGAGTCCCCCTCTTTGGTGTTTTTGGTCTTTTTTCGGATGTAGTTTATTTCATCCGTCCGGAAATCGTATGCTAGTATGTCTACTAGGTTCATGCCGGCAAGATAATAAGTAAGCATGAAAATGTCCCGTGTGACGTTGAGATTGTAATGCTCTAAATTGGCGTCCCTGATTGTCTTGAGTTCTTCGACGGTGATTTGCGTTTCCCTCTTTTGGGCTGATGGAATTCTGGCTGTGATGAAAGGGTCGATATCGTAGGTGACGTATCTCATCTTTATAGCATAGTTAATGATAACCTTTAACAGGGTTATGTAGATGTTGATTGTGGTGCTTGACAGCTTTGTCTTTTTGAGCCATGATATGTACTGGTTCATTCTGATAGGGGTAATATGTTCCATGAGAGAACCGTTCCCGATGAATTGCATAAACTTGTTTGTGGCCAGCCGATAGAGCTTGTATGTCTTGGTACGTTCTTCTTCATCTATTTGGGATAGATATTCATCCACGATATCCTCGAACTTACGATGCTTTTCTCCGTTTAACGGGTTAGTTATCATTTTGACTAATTGCGTGCACGTGAGCGAATCAGGGTAGTCCAGTTCCATGTATCGCTTGAAATAAAGGTTGTATAGCTGTTGTAATTTTGTATTGAGAAAATCCTTGTCTGGACGGTGTACTATTTTACCGTTCTTAAACTCGTTTTCCCTTACCACTATATCCGTGGTGATGAATCTCGTTTCAGAGTTGTGTGCGACTCGAATTCTTATTTTGTGTGTCCCGTCTGATAACCTTTTTGCGGGAACTATTACCAATGTTAATGTAGCCATAATTTGTGTTTTTAGGGTAAAAATGGCGTTTTCGACCATTATTTTTTTAACATCCTATTGTAATTTACTTATAATCAGATTCTAATCCGGGAATTTTCCGACCATAATCCGACCATTTTATAGCGTCAAAAGTGACGTTTTTGCTCTCTATTATAGACTACTAATTGATAGGAAAAATAGTTCGATTGTGCTTTTAATATTCTGTATATCAATAAAATAAAAATCGGAAGCTCATGCTCGCTCGCAGGCTTCCGATCAACACAAAAACTAAACTAGACTTAACTAAACTATTCTATTCTTGGAATTTCACAATCCCTTTCTGTTCGTTGCAAAGTTACATATAAAACCGATTTCTGACAAACTATAATCGACAAAATTCACTTTTTTGCCGATAAATTAGACAATCATCAGCTTCTTTCATCCAAAAATGCCTGAAAAACCTGCTTGTAACTATCACTAATGGGGATATACGTTTTGTCAAAGACGATACGTCCACGGTCGATCACCCGTATTTTGTCCTTTTGGACGATGAATGAACGGTGTACACGTATGAACCGGCTGGAAGGCAAAAGCTCTTCCATGGCTTTCATGCTCATGAGTGACAAGATGGGTTTGGTATCATCTTCCGTATATATTTTGATGTAATCTTTCAGTCCTTCGATGTACATGATCTTTTTCAGTTCTACCTGTACCAGCTTATAGTCGCTTTTTACAAAGATGCTGTCTATCTCTTCCGGCTTCTGCACCAGCTCGAACCATTGCAGGGCTTTATTGGCTGCTTGCAGGAAATCGACATACGAGATCGGTTTCAGCAGATAATCGAGTGCATTGACACGATAACCGTCGATAGCGTATTGACCGAATGCGGTGGTAAAAACGATACGCGTACGGGAATCTACCATTTGTGAGAACTCCAGTCCGTTAAGTTCCGGCATCTGAATGTCAAGGAAAAGAAGATCGACTTCTTCGCCCGGCAACTCCTTCATTGCCTGAACTGCACTGGAATATTTTCCTGTAAGTTGCAGAAACGGAGTCTTATTCACATAACTCTCTAACAGG